GTTTTCTGACACGGCTGAAGATCTGACCATAAGCTTTGAGCTTTGAAATAATCTCTTTCATGACAGTGGTTGGAATCAGGGCTGATGCATCAGAGGTGGTGGTTTGAGCGTTTGCATTTTGAAGGGTGGTGTCCATGACGCCTGTTTTAGCGAAATTCATGAAGGACTGACGATAAGCCAAGGTGTTGAATGGATCATCCACCGCCACGGCTTCAGGGGCTTTCTCATTGCCTCCGAAGTTGACGGCTACAGCGTTATTCTGCTTCATAGCGTTAAGGTTAGCCTGCATCTTGGTCCAATTTTCAAACTTTGCATCGAGAGCAATAACCTCAGCCTCTTTTGCGTTGAAGGCATCAACGTCTCCATCTGTCAGCTTTTGTTCCGCTTCTGCCAAGAGGGTGTTTCTCATTTTCAAATACTCTTCACGATTTTTAAACATGTAATTCTCCTTTCATTTTGAGCAAGCTTAATCTTGCTTCAGCATTTTTGATGTTTGGATTTTGCTTTGAGCTGCGCATTTTCTGGATCACCTCGTAAGGGATCATATTGCTGTGTATGCCAGCGACTAGCATCATGCCTGTATCAAACATGATTTCATCGGCAAAGCCTTTTTCTTTGGCCTGTTGTGCTGTCAGCCAAGTCTCTTTATTCATCATTTCCAGAAGCTCAACCTCAGACAAATTTGATTTCAGCCTGTAGGCATTGGCAATGGAGGTGTTGTAGTTCTTGAGGACTTCACTCATATGGGCAAAGTCTCTGTGATCCCCTGAGGCGATGTTTGACACGTTGTGGATCATGATCTGTGCTGTGGGTGCTATTTTGACATGAGCCCCTGACATGGCAATAACCGATGCTGCACTTGCTGCAATACCGGTTATCTCGATGATGACTCTGCCTTTGTAGTTTTTAAGGGCTGTATAGATTTCTGAGCCGGCAAAGACGGACCCACCCCCACTAGACAGTTCGATCTCCACATCTTCACCTTTTAAGGTCTCTAAGATCTTCATCACATCCCTTGGGCAAGTGGCCTCCATGTCATACCAGTCATAGATCCATTTGTCATCGTTGTCGATGATGACCCCTTTTACTCTGATTCTTGGCACCTTTACTCACCTCCCTTTGTTTCGCTGACGACAGCAGTATCGAGCCTTCTGATTGGCTTGTCCCCACCTTCTACTGGACCCATGTTGAGGATTTCGCGCCATTCGTTTGGCGTCATAGCGCCTCTATCCACCATCTGCATGAGCTGAAGCTTTGTTGCCATACTGGCGTACTGGAGATTTGAGGCCACGAAGATGATCTTGTTGCCAAAGCCCCTTTCCTTGCGGGTAAAAAGCTTTCTGGTAAACTCCCCTGATAGCTGCATGGCATCTGGCTCTATTTCAGCTTCATAGTAGGCCGTCCATCCATTCTCATCCCATTTGCTTTGGATAATGGCCTCATTGGTGTTGAAAAAGTTCATAAGGCGCATGATGGTTCGGTCCATCTGCAGGGCATTTGGTACATAGGATTCTGGTTTGACTTGTTCCAGGTCATACTTTGCATCCACCCCCGCGGCTCCTCCTGATCCAGAGTCCATGGACATGTAACTGTCGATGAAGTCTTTCACCTGGGCTTTAATATCCTCAGGTCGTGTGGTGCTTTTAAACTTCAGCAGCCACTTGATGATGTTGCTGTTCTGGATGGCCTTGACGATGCCTTGATCTGTGGTTGAGACGATTTCCATAACCGGTTCAAGCACATCGATGGGCAACTCTCCAAAAATGTCGTTATTATAAAAATCGCGCCTCAGATGAACAATATCTGAATACGCGAAGGTTGGTGTTTTGCCGTTTGGCATGGTGAATTTCAGTTTGATGTCCCCTGAATCTGAGTAGATCACCTCAGCCGCCTGACAGGGTATGGGGTAAATCTGCACCGGATAACCAAAGTCATCTCGTATGATCAGGGCAAAGGCATTGTTGTTGAGCATCAGCTGCGTAGTGAGCTTTTCCTGCATCATCTGGCCGGTCATATAGGGATTGGGCTCTTCTAGTAGCATCCGCATATAGGCTTCTGGATTGATCTTGATGCCGTCTGTGCTGTCCCTGATGTGCTTTGCGATGAGCTTGCCCATGGCTCTCACTTTCGGCCGGATACACGCCCTGATGATGTCTGATTTATACAGCTTGCCGTTCCATGCATAGAAGCCGTTGCCACGCTCTGTCACCAGCTGAATCTTAAAGCCAGCGTTGTCCGTTGGCCCATAATTCTTAAAAAAACGTTCGAGTAATCCCACGTTTCACCTCCTTTCCTCATATGGTATTTTCATAGTCCTGCATCTTATCTTGTAATACAACATAAGCGTCAAGGAGTGCTGCCGTGCCATCGATCCGCCGCGCTGCGCTTTTGCCTTTACTTGGCTGGATGTTGTTGTTCTTGTCCACGTCAATGACGGTATTGGATAGACACCACTTGGTGATGGGATTGTTGCCGTAGTTAACAAGCTTGCTTGAAAGGTCAGCACCTAATTGATGCATAGGACCAGATAATGTCTTTTTCCCTTGGATGACTGGGATCATGACTTCGGATCCGAAATGGCCTTTCATCTCCTCCACAAAGTATGAAGAGGACCAGCTGTCATAACCCACAAAGGACAAATAGATGTCCATGTCGTTCTGCACTTCCAAGAACCAGTCTGTTACATACTTGGCATGGACGCTGTTACCTGGGCACACTCTCAGCCAGCCTTGTTCATGCCACAGATCATAAGGAATCTTGTCTTCCTTGGACCTGATTTCAAGTAGATCTTCTGGCAGCCAGTACATGTGGATGACGTAGACGATGGGGTCATTAGGCACTTTGAAAAGGACACAGGCAGCGGTTAAGTCCACACGGATTGAGAGGTCAACGCCTCCGATGCCATACCTTGGTTTCAGCTCTGCAATACTAAATTTAGCGGGATTGTTTAACTGCTCAAAAGTGAGCCATGCTTCTGTGCTGGTTTCCCTGATGTTGAACTCTTTTGTCAGGAGATTTTTCACAAGCAGTGGATTGGCCTTGGCCCGCTCCACTTTGGCAGCTAGTTGCCCAAGGTTCTTGATGGTGCCAAGACCAGGGTTCGCTTTCTTCCAGCAAGAAGGATCCGTCCATTCTTTTCGGTCATCGATCTCATAGATGAAGGCGATGAACCGGTCATCTTTGTAGCCGTTTTCATCAAAGTAGCCGTTGAGTACCCTAACAGCTTCTTCATACTTAGCATCATAAATATCCTCTCGGACTGTGCCGGCTGTTGAGGTGATATAGATCAGTGGCTGCTCCCTGGCAGAAACTCCATCGGCTATGATGTCATATAGAGCTTTCCCATTTTTCCACTGATGGATCTCATCCATGAGACCGCCGTGGACGTTGAGACCATCTAGGGTGTCAGAGTCACTTGCCAGTGGCTTAAAAACACCATCATTAAAGTCGCTGCTGATTTCTGAAACTAAAGTCTTGATCCGTTTTCTAAGGGCTGGCGATTTTCTCACCATCCGTTTGGCTTCAGACCAAATGATCTTTGCTTGATCTCGTTTGGTGGCCAGGGCATAGACTTCAGGACCAGCCTCTCCATCTGCAAAGCCAAGGTAAAGGCCCACGCCTGATGACAGAAGTGACTTTCCGTTCTTCTTTCCAACAATCAAAACCGATTCCCGATACTTTCGATTCCCTTCGATGTCGATGAATCCAAAGACTGCAGCAAGGTGGGCTTTTTCCCAAAGTTCCAAGATGACAGGCTTGCCGCCGGACTTCCCTTTTGAGTGCTTTAAGTAGTTCTCGAAGTACTCGATGATGTGATTGGCCCTTGCATGGGAATAAAAAAACTCGTTCGGATTCTTGAGATCGTGAACGAGCTTTTGATATAGGGTTTTAATCTTGAGGGAGACGACTTCTCTGCCGCTTTCGATTTCAGCATGGTATTCGAGGATGGGGTTATAGTCTGGTGGATACTTAATCTTCGCGCGTTTGGACAAAGTCGTCATAGCCATCATCCTCAACTTTTGAAGGTGTCTTTGGAAGAAGATCCGTCAGTTGCTTCATGACCTGCATATGATTCTTGATCATGGAGTTGTAGATTTCGACCTCAGGACTTTTTTTAGTACCCCACTGATTCTCACCATTTTGATAAGTGGCCACGCATCCCGAAATGTTAATCTCATCTTGCAGATCTTGAAGAGTGACTGCCATAAATGATGCATTTTCGATGAGAGATTTGACGGTTTTGATCATTTCTTGGTCGATTTGATGAAATAATTTGGTCAGTCTTCGCTTCTCTGCGCTGATTTTTTTAAGTTTTTCTTCCTTGCTCAATTTTTTCTCTTCTTTAACTATTTCCTCATTCATCCCCTCATCTCCCCTCTGTATACCACACCCCCTCTACGCGCGACCCGTGTATCACACAAAACTCCCCCTTCGGTCCCTTTCGATTAAATGGGTCTGCGGTTTATGGGGGGACTACCTAGTCTAGTTGAATCAAGTTTCCATCGATATCAAATGCCAATCCATCAATAGTTACTGCGTTGTTCTTGCCATGATGCTCGGCGTTATGACAGTCTTGGTGTTTTTGACCGAATAAACTGACAAAAACCTGCTTCCCTTGCATGTCATCAAGTAGCTCGATATAATGTCATTAGCCTAAGAAAGGAAAAACCCCGAGGAACAAGAATCTTCGCAGGACTGCGTTC